GCTACATGGCTTTTAACCTTTTTTATTACAGTAAGTTTTCCAAATCTTTTGCCTGTCAAATCAATAAGCTTGCACATTAAAACCTCACATCCTTATATGACTTTATAGCCTTTAATTGGTCTTCAGAAAATTTAATTTCGTTTCTAAAGGTCATTGATATATCGTCTATTTTATAATCTGTTAATAATGTTCCTTTACTGTTATCCATGCTAAATAAATCACTTATATACTGCATACATAGCAACTTTAATTCAAAGGGTACATCTGTATAACCTGCATTATATGTAACCCTTATATGTCTTCTAGGAAAGTCTATCTTGTCACTCATGTATCCTAACGAATATCCTTCTAAGAGCCATCCATCATCCTTAGTTAGAAAACCTCCCTCTTGGTTTAAACCGTATTCGTAATCATCTAATGTCCTATATACTTCATTTTCAAATACATATTCAACCATATCCACGGTGTTTACAGGATAATTATTTAAAACTAATTGTGCTGTATTTGTGCCTTTATATCTTTCAACGTAATCTTTATTAAATATATTTCTACCTATCTTTTTTTGTATTGCTTGACTTATTCCACTTATGTATAGTGTTAAAATAGAGTCTTTACTTGTATCTGTAATTCCCATAAAATCCTTTAATTCTTGTAATGTGCATAAATCCATTGTTTTCACCTCTTATTTACATTTTAAGGTAAAAAGAAAAAGCTGGCTTATTTGCCAACTTTTATATCCTCTTTAAGATTTTCTTTAGTTTCTTTAGGCTGTGTGACTTTTGCTTCTATAGGATTAGGCTTTTTACAAGTACATTCTTTTATATCTTTGCCACATAAGCTGCAATAAGTGCCTTTAATCATTGTAGTTTTCTCCATATTCTGCATCGCCTAAAGTCACATAGCTTGAAAAACTTGGTGCAGTTCCAGTCGTAGTAGTTACTAATCTTATGTACTGCTTTGCACCGCTTAAATCTACGTCCAATACTGTATCTGTGTTAGATGTAGAAAGAGTTGCAGTTGTTGCTACGTTTATTTCATCAGGTTTATAATCTGCCATATCTGAACCGTCTGCTGCATCACCAGTCTGTACTTTAGCAACTATGCTTGAACTTGCTGCTACTGTTGCTACTGCTAATCCTATTAAAGCACTTCTATAATTTGACCTATCTATTATTAATCCGTTTCCTGCTGCTGCTCCCGGAGTATTACCAGGAGTAACAGTGGTTCCAAATTGTAAATTTCTTTTCATTATACGTCACCTCTCCTATGCAGTATGATAGTTGCCTATACTAAAAGCAGCTCCATAAGCTAATCCCATATCATGTTCCATTAGACCTTTAACAACCGTTTCGTCATTATCGAAAGCACTTCTTGTAACACCGTTTTCGTCAGTGTAGCTTGCTTCTTCGCTAGTTTTTACTTCAAGTGATACCTGTTCACCGATAAATAATTTGTCAAAGTCTCCAAAGAATATATCAGTTGGTGAGCCTGTGCCTGTGCCAGTTTCTATTTGGTTGGTTTCTATAAAAGGAAAACCATGGAATTTGCCAGCTAACAATTGATCTCTATACTTCCAATTTCCGTTAGTAAAGGCTTCGTTATATAGTAATGCGTATACATCAGGATTAAATATCCAACCTGGTTTACGCATCTTAATATTAGCTTTTTTTATAGGTTTAATTAAGTCAACATAAAGATTATCGCCATCAACAATAGTAGACTTATTAACTTTATTTACTCCTGCTGTATTAGCTATTCCTCTTGGAGTATACTGAGTGCCTTTACCGTAAAGTGCTGTATAATCCATTGCTAATTGCATTTGTTCAACTAAATCATCTCTAACCATTTGGTCGGCTGTAGGGTTGTCACTTCTCAAGAGGTCATTAGAAAATATAGTTTTAACAGATAACTTTTTACTGGAAAGCCTTAGTCCTGCAAATACAGCTTTACTAGCTTTAGGTGCTTCACCTTCTCCTATGTATTGTGCAGTTGTGCCACTTATCATCTTTCTAACATTAAGGTTTCCTTTAGGCATTGGTACTCTCCTAGCTCCTAAAGTTATAACAGAAAGTGTATTGTAAAGTAGAGGAATTATTTCAGTAAAATACTGTTCATCAATATTTATGCCAGCATTTCCACCTGCACTCATAGCTTTAACTTCTTTTATAAAGTCTGTGTCTCTGCCATACATGTTCTCAAGAACTTCCATCCTGCTTTTCTTTTCCCTTTCGGCTACTATGTCAGCTTTCCATAATCTAGCTTGTTTCTGGCCTGGAAAATGATTGTCTTTAACTTCTATACGAGGAGTAGTATCTGGTCTTTGAGCCTTAGCTTCCATATCATCTACCCTTGCTTTGATTTCTGTCATATCTTTGCTAAATCCTTCAATTTTTGCTCCAGATTCTTTTACACCTTTTTCTATATTTTGAAGTAATGATTTAACATCTACTGGTTGAGTATCTTTATTTTCTACTGTCATTACTGCTCATCTCCTTTAAATAAATTGCTTATGTTTTCTAGGATTTCAAGGTTTTCTGAACTCTTTAGTTCTAGTGTAACATCATTCTCTTTTTCTTGCATATTTTGCATATTTTTGGATTTACCTGTAACTTTGGAATTACATCCTTTACTGTCTTCTTCATCTCCAGTATCATTGCCTGGATTATCGGGATCATCAGGATCATCTTCTGGTACATCGTTATTAAGTAAATCTTCTAATACTGACATTAAATCCGTCATACCGTCTTTACATCTTTGAATCTTGTCTTTATTAGCTTTACTTATCTTTTTACCTGCCTTAGTTTCTATTTCAAGTTGCTTAATTTCGAGTACTTCATCTACTTGCTTTTTAGCAGTTTTATTATTAGCACTAGCCTGTAAAACAAGTTTCATCGCTTCTTTATAAGCAGTTGCAAAATCATCTACATTAGTTTCTAGCTGTTTTACTTTATCATCAATAGTCATAGTATCATCATTCATAAGCTGTCTAAATGAAGTATTTAAAGCATCTTGCAGTTTCCATCTCATATCATTTGCATTTTGTATTTTTAAAAGATCTGCAAACCCGAGGGCTTTTTCTTCCGTTGGGTTGGCTTCTTTATGTTCGATATTTTCAGAAGTGCTTTTACCGCCTTGACTTCCTTCTTCACCTTTAATTTGCTCATCTGTAATTTCGTCATATTTTAATTTCTTTAGATATGTATTGATTTTAGTCGCAGCTTTCTTTTTATCTGCTTCTGGAATATCTACAGGATTTCTTGCGCCCCTTATTGCGTTGGCTGCTGCCAATACTCCTGCTGGTATAGCTGTTAGTTTATCATTTACTATATCTGCAAACCCTAGTTTGTAACTTCCTTTTTCATTTGGCTTTAATACGTCTACCCAAAAGAAAGCTTTCCTTGCGTCTGCTGAAATATTTCCTTTATCATCTGTGTATTTATCAAATACATTTTTTGTTGCTGCTGGGCCATCCCATTTAATTGTTTTATCAGCCATAGGTAATGAGGTTGAGCCACTAGCACCCTTATTTTCAATTGTCAAATTATCACCTCCATTAAGATTTTTAGCTTCTGATATTTTACATTGAGAATTCATTGCAAAAGTTACAATACTGCTTTCCATAACATTTACATCTAATAAGTCTCTCACAGACTGTCCGTCTACATTGTTATACTTATAATCATTAGTTACATATCCCATGCTCAATTCATCTATATCTTTATTTATTAATAGTGCGTGTGCTTCGTGAGCCTTAGGAACTTTAGGAAAGCCCTGCGGTGTAGTAAGTAAGTTTAATTTTCCATCTATAGCTAATCCTTGTGGGCTGTCTGAAATTGTAGCTGAACCTATAGGACTTTTTGTATCATGTTGCCACAATAGCTTTATTTTCTTTTGACCTGTTGGTCCTAAACAATTTTTAAAAGCTCCTTTATTAACTCTATCTCCCCCACTGTCTATGAAGCCATAAGTCGAAAGTAAGCCCTTAAATTCGCCTTCATCGTTTATTTCTTTGATTTCTAGTTTAAAGCCTTTATGTTCCAAATTAAATCACCTCCTTCAAAGATTCTTTTATGTAATTTTCAACGTCTTTTTCCCAATATGGAATACGAATTAGTGGAATATTGTTTTGCTTACAAAAACTATTTTTTAGTTTATCTCTAAATTTTGTTCCTTCTAGCGCTTTTTCACCGCCAAAATATTCTATAGGTTTAAAATGTTGAATTCCGTCATATTCAAGTAGGCAAATAAGTCTGTCTGATTTAAACAGTGCAAAATCGAATCTTAATTTGTGCTTATATTTTAGTCTAGAATCACTATATTCTTTTTTAAATTTAATACCGTTGCTTTTTAGAATATTGGTTATTCTTTTTTCTCCACTGCTTCTATTACTGCAATAGGGGCAACCTGTTCCACCTAAAATATAAGTAGGAAATGTTGTAAATGTATTTTTACACTTAGAATGTTTTATATTTACTTTATATTTTTGGCTTTTATATTCTCCTATTAATTCAAACTCATTACCGTATAAGTGATTGAGTTCTTTTTTAAATTGAGTTGTTGTTTTAGATAGCTTTTTACCTGTTATCTTTGATGAACATTTTGGGCAACGATTTCCATATAAAAAAGCTGTTGGTGTTACTTGATACACGTTCCCACATTTATTGTGTTTCATTGTTACATATGCTTTCGCATTTTTATAGTCACTAATTAACGAATATTCTGTGCCTACCAAATCCATTATTTCACTTTTAAATTTATCTACTGACTTTCTCATGCAATTAGCTCTTGACAGTTTTGTGCATATCGGGCATCTGCAACCTTCTAAAAATTTATACGGTCTTTCTTTATAAACCGTCCCACATTTATTATGTTTAAATTTAATTTTAGTTCTATTATTTTTATATTCGTCAATTACTGCATATTCGTTCCCAACAAGTTTTTCTACCTCGTGTTTAAAAGAATTAGTACTTTTTCTTATATTTCCATAGCATTTTGGGCAACGACTACCTTTTAAAAATGCGTTAGGTTCGACCATCCATGTGCACCCACATTTGTTGTGTCTTGTAAGAACTTTTTTATGAGTTGATTCATATTTTCCTAGTACTGTATACTCGTTTTCTACTAAATTGAATACCTGTTTTGTGAATTCTTCGTGTGTCTTTTTTCTCACATATAAACCTTCTCTCGTACTATCTCAACACTACCATATTTTCTCAATTACTGCATAAGTTGATAATTTTATGTATAAAAATAGCCCTGCATAATTACAGGACTATAAATTTACTATAAGCTATTCTACTAATTCCCATTTTTCAGAAAATAATTCTATCATCGTTTCTTTCCATGGAATCTTACCAAATCTACTCTCTACGTATAAATAAGGTGCTGTCATTTTGCTGTGTTCATCAGGCCATTGTATTTTTATAACAACATCTGGTTTCCATTGGGGCAATCTCATACCACTAAATAATTTCTTTTTAAGCATATCTAAGGCCATGTCAAAAGATAAATTACCATTCTTTCTGTAAGCTTCTTTAAATACGTCTTTAGGTGACCAACTTACATAATCATCTGGATATTTTACTTTATATCCTTGCTGTGCAGCTTTGTCTCCAGTTGATAAAGGCAATTCAGTTACAATTTTACTATCAACTTTAAATGCTGGTTCTGCTTCTATTAATTTTGTTCCTATATATTTATCCATTATTAATCCCTACTTTCTTTTTATTATTTAATTTCTATTGTTCATTGGTACACTTACTATCTTCTTTTGTTTTTACACGTTTTGCTATAAGCTCAATATTATATAGCATATGGTCATTGCGTATATCGGAACTAAATCCTAGAGCTTCTTTTAATTCTCGTTCTTTAATTTCCATAAAATCTTCATATTCTATGTCTCTTAATTTATTGAGAGTGCCTACATATTTTTTATAGCTTTCCATATTATTAGTAAATCCATTGCTTATGCTTTTATTTAATTCATTTATTCGTTCTTTTAAGTATAGGAAGCAATTGTCTTGAAGTTTATTTGCCTTTTCTTGTATCATCATATCTAATATGCAGTCTCTTACAGTACGTTCATGTGCTTTTAATGTTGCTGTTGCACTTTCTACAGGGCCAAATATATCTTTTTCGGGTAATGGATTATATGTATCTTTTTTAGGCAATTCAGCTTCTATAGTTCCACTTCCTTTTATGTTACTATTCTTTTCCATATATTTTTCAAAGCTTTTACTTAAAGCTCTTTTAATATCATCTTCGATATCTTTAAGACCACGATCCATAGTTACATTAATATCTGTCTTGCCATTACTATTTGTCTCAATTTTTGCGTTATTTAATTTATTGAACATATTCTGCATCTCTTGTAATTTTTTCTCGATTTCATCTAATAGTTTTATACCTCTTTCAAGATTAATATTTAGTTTAGCCGTTAATCCTGCTCCCACCTTTGCATTTTCTAAAGGGTCAAATATATCTTTAGTTATAGTTCTTTCATCTGTTTCTATAGTTTCGCATTCTTTTGTTTCTGCAATAATTTCATTATTAACAAAAGGTGATTCACATCCACAGCTAATATGTTTTCCAAAATCTTCAAATAAATGCCACAATTGAAAAGTATAATATCCGTTTTCATC